CTTTGCATCCCGAGACTTGAAACAGATGGGCATGGGCGAGCTCGCCGATCTCATGATTGAAATGGGTAAAGAAAAGGGCCTATCCGTTGAAGTCGTGATAAGCCAAAGCATCGAGGAGTCGGAAACACCCGATGCAGTGCAGTTGCCCGTCACTCGGGGCGTATCGAAAGAAAAGTTGCTGGCGTCCCTTGACCAAGACAGCCCTGTCACAAAAAAGGAACTGAATGAAGCGGTAATGGATGCCATGCTGAAGGCTCTGGATGCATGGCAGGAAGGGGCGGCATCGCCGAAAGGCCCCAAGCCTCGCAAGAAATTTCCGAAGGAGTAGGCCTTCACGCTATGAAGGGTGTAGCGTTTCGCTACAGCCTTATAGTGCGCTCCTCAAGAACGCCCTATGTTGAACATAGGGTGTGATGATCGTGACAACTGACCCGAGATGATCGCACTCCTTAAGGATGACGATGAAGCGAGAACCGTTCGCGAAGGATATCGATAGAAAGATCAAGCAATTTCACGAAGCCTTCGACCGAGATGACACCCTTCTAACAGCTGTGCTGCGCGGTCACATGATGATCGAGGAAAGGCTTCATGATGTGATCTCTGCGGGGGTCGCTCGTTATTCTCGCCCGCACGATCGAAACGACATATTCGCTTTTGGAACAGCTACAGAGCTTTGCAAATCAATCGCAGGACTGGCTGCCTCGCCTGAGCTTTGGGATGCGGTTAAAGCACTCAATAACCTCCGAAACGCCGTCGGCCATCGGAACGAGCCTGCGCGACTCAGCGCTCTATTGCTGAAGTTCTTCAAACATAGTGAGCCGGTCGCTCTTAGAATCTTCAAAGAAGGCGCCGTATATGACCCAAAAGGCGAAGACGACATTACTCACGCCATTGCAGTCCGTGTCCGCGTCACTGCGATGTGGACCGTTCTAGGGATTCTCGCTGACGATTTGGCTCGCGACCTAGACAGCGTGCTTGAGGCTCGGAGGCATTGAGATTGCTTACCGACCAGCCAGAAGTAAAATACCTGGCCGCTAACGGTAGTTATTCTTCGTCACCCGACAAACACACCGCATCCAGCGCAAACATCACATCGTCGATCTCATCGCGCGGCAGTGGCGACGGGTGCGACTCCAGCCAGTCGGAGATCTCCCGCGCCGATAGCGGCAGCGGGAACGCACCCGCCATGCCAGCGATGTACCGGCGGCCGCGAGACACGTTTCGGTATAGGTTGAGCAGGTAGGCGGTCAGCGGGTCATTCTCGGGCTCGCCGGGGATCGCCATCTTCAGGCGCGAATAGACCGCCCGGCGCTTTTCGCTTTCGCCGCCCCACTCGCTTTCCCACTGGAAGCGGCGGACGGCTTTCCCACAGACTCAGCTCGCTCTTCAGCGGCGTCATTGGCTGCGGCTGCACCCTCGCGCAGGACGAAGACGAAGAACTCGATGTTGGCTTCCAGCAGCTCTGCGGCGATCGCCGGGCTGTACTTGATCGGGTTGCCCTCGGCGTCCAGCACGCCTTCCCAGTCCTTCACGATGAAGTGGCTGAGCAGCATCGAGTGATTTTGGTGCTCGGTCTTCTCGCCTGCGACCACGCCTACCTGGCCCTCTTCAAACCGCGCGTCGTTGCGTTGAATGCGACGGCGCATGCGCTCAAGGGCGACTTGATATTCAGGGTTGTCGATGCCGGCCAGCAATACCTTGGTGTCCTTGTCGAAGTTCGCCCAGCGCTCGCCGGTGACGGCCGGTTTCTTTTTGCCAAGTTGCAGTGCCATGGTAATTCCTCAACGCCACGCCAATAAAAGGGCTCCCCCGGCCGGCGTTTAAACCGAGGAAGCCAAAGGTTTTACGGGGTTGGATCAGCCGCTTCGCGAGTGATGGTCGGGCTGAGCTTGGCGACCGTGTAGTTCAACGAGACCTCGATCAGGTCGCGCTTGCCACCGTTCGGCAGCTCACCATCCACCTCAACGCTTGGAAACGCGAACGTGTACTTGTTGCCCAGCGAGTCAGTGATCGGGAAGACAACTGCGATCGGCGTCCGGGTGAAAGTGTTCTTCCAGATCTCCCAGGCGCGCTTCGACCAGGCCAGCGTGATGCTGCCGGTGACTGCCGCCTCGGTGGCGATGTGCGCGCCAGGCCCAAGGCGATCGGAGCCAAGGCAGCGCTGAGTCTGCAGGCTGTTGTCGAGGTTCACGGTCATGGCCGAGACACAGGCAACGCCTTCCAGCGACTGGCCGTTAACTAGGATCGTGCCGACATTACTGTTCGACAAAAATGGCGTGGTGGTCGGCGCATTCGGCGAGACTACAATCGGGGTGTCGCCGTCGGTGTAGTCCAGGCACGCCATGTTGAACGTGGCGGTAACCTTTCCTTCAGACGGGATGTCCAGCGCGAAGGTCGAGACGTGCGCGCCCTTGAACACGCCATAGACGCCGACGTCGTTGTAGCCTTTTGCGATCGAAAACGTGTGTCGGGTATCGCCCACGCGCAGTACGTCAGCCGTCCATACGCCGTAGAAGGCGGCTTCGAGCAACTGGTCGAAGGAGCCAAACGAGAACTCGGCCGTCAGATCGCCGCCGATATCGATGCTGGTGGCTACCGAGCCTTGGCTAAGGCGAGTATCGGTGATTTCGTCGCTGACTTCGGTATTGACGGTAGGGGTCAGCGCGTTGCCGGTGAGGCGCAGCGTGTCCCAAGTGCCGACGGGAGTAACGCCGGGCGTCACCTCCGCAATGATGTGGCTTACAACTTTTGCGCCAGAGCTCATTGGAGCCTCCTATTCGCGGGCATAAAAAAACCCGCAGGCGCGGGCGTGGCGGTTGCTTTGCTGTCAGCCGGCGCGAAACCGGATATTGACGTTGATTTGGTAGAAGCCCTCGAACTCGCCGGCCACCACTTGGCTGGCTTCCATGCACTCAAGGTCGCCGGACATCCAGTAGGCGAAGTGCGCCTCAAGCGTGTCGGCAAGTTCGTTGATGGCCTTGGTGCCGGTGCGCTCCCGAGCAAAGCACTGGATGCTGACCTGCCCGGGCTTGCGGGTGTGTGGTCGGTCGGCCATGCCGGCCATGAAGGCCGAGGCGTACTGGATGTTCAGCCGGCACCAGAGGCCGGCCGCCGGTGGCGTGAACACTGCCGGCTGGTTCGGGTAATCGATCCGCGCCTGGTCAATGCCAGTGAAGGCGACCATGCGTCCGGTGATGAGCGCCCTGATCTGCTCGAAGGTCATTTGTAGGCCTCGGATACGCCGATGAACGCGAGGTCATAAACCCCGCCGGGCGCCTGCGTGGAATGCCCCAGTTCCAGCATCTCGCCGTAGGGGCTGTTCGTTTGGATGTAGATGACAGGAAACTGGCCTGATGCCTTGATGAGCATGCTGCCCTTGCTGATCGTTTCGCGGCCGGACGGGTCGATGTTGTCGGTCACGGTCATATCGGGCGCGCCGATCGATACCAGATGACTGCCTCGGAACGTGCCGCCGATGTAGCCCTTCCCCGCTGCCTGCGCTTTGACGAAGTAGTTTTCTTCGCGCTCGCGCTTGGTCAGCTTCTTGAAGGCTCGGCCACCGGTGCGCGCAGCGTTGCGGGCGTCGACGTTCGCGTCATACGCATCCGCCAACGCCACGTTCTTCGTGCGCAACGCCACGTTGGCCTGCCACAGGTCAGGGTTGCCCACAGGTGAGCGATTCACCACCTCCGTGAGCATGGCGGTCGCGATGACGCGCGCCATCTGGGTGATGTCCTCGCCAGCCTGATCGGCGAAGTCCGTGAGGCTATGGCTCCAGCCCGCCTTGTTCGTCATCAGACTTTCCTCAGCTGGATCTCGTAATGGGCGCCGGCCGGGTCAGTCTGGACGTTGACCACATCGAAATCGTTGATCTTGTGGCCGATGTCCGGAACCCCGCCGATGGTTTCGTTGGTAAGCGCGATCAGCAGTTGGTCGGTGGCGCGGATGTTCACGCCATCGACCTGAGCAATCTTGAACGCGTCGAACACGCCCCGACCGGTGTAGGCGATCACAACAGGGTCGCCCGCCGCCTCAGTGACCGGATCCCACGTTCCCGGCAGCGTCACGCCACCGCTGAATAGCTTCACGGCGTCCGCCAGATCAGTGTCGAAGGCCTCGGCCAGATCCGCCTGGATCTCTTCACGTAGGCCCATGGGTCACCTGTATACGTTGAAGCTGAAGCCGCTGGCACGCCATGGTGCGAGCAGCCCCAGTGCGAACTGGACGCCATCGGGCAGCGCGGTAGATTTGGTGGTGTCGATCGAGGCGAACGTCTTGCTGGTGGTCACCGATCCGGCCTTCACCGTCTTGGCCTCCAGCGATCCCTCGGTCTGCTGTTGGTACAGCTTCCCCTCGGAGGCGACAACCGCCAGCTCGGCGCCGGCCTGCTTCACCTCTTCCGGAATGGCATCCATGTCGATGCCGACCAGGTTGAGCGAGGTCAGATAGGCATTCGCCTGCAACACCGCCCGGGCCTTTTTGTCATCTTGAGCCCATGAAGGCCCAAGGATGGCGTCAACGTCCGCCACGGTGATGTAGGTAGCCATCAGGCCTCCGCTTGAATGAGTGGGGCCGAAGCCCCGAGTGTTACTGGTTGGCCTTCAGCAGCGCGAGCAGCTCAGGCTTCGAGTCGTTGACCTTGTAGCCAAAACCCTTGGCGTCGAGCTGTTCCTTGATCTGCGCGACGGTCAGTTCATCGAGAGCTGAGCCATTGTTCTGCGATGCAGGAGTCAGCCGCGCGACGTCTTCGCGGAGCGATTCAACTTCACCCAGCAGTTCATCACGCTTGCTCTTCAGCGAGGCGATGCCTTCGTGAATGGAGGTCAAGGCATCGAACAGGCGAATCGGCAGTTCGCCGGCGCCAGGATGTTCCAGCGGAGCGAGACCTTCGGCTGCTTCGATCAACAGCACGATGCCGTCGCGCTCTGCATTCAACTTGTCGATCAGCTCCTGCAGCGCTGCGACATCAACACCGCCT